CTAATAATGTATTTTATATAAATCATTTACATCTACCTTTAATGCCATCGCCAGTCTTGCTAAAGTACTTATTGTTGGCTCTGTTTCTCCTCTTTCTATTCTACTTAAATGTCCCTTTGACATCTTTGCTAGCTGTGCAACCTTATCAATTGTATATCCTTTTTCTATTCTTATTTTCTTTACTAAAATCTCTACTCTCATAATAACCTCATCTTTAGTATGTATTGTTTTATATTTTTTATGAGAGTTCTCTTTTTAATTTTTCAAATGTATCAACATTGCTATGAAATTCTAAAACATTTGAACTGAATAAACAATTATCATATGCATACTTGTCCCATTCCTCTTTTGTTATTTCCTTGTTTTCTTGGATCTTATTCTTAAATATTTCTCTACTCTTTTCGTAATAATTCATGATATCACTCCTTAAATGAATAATAGCATGATTTTGGTTTCTTATGAGAAACTTAATAAAAAAAGAAGCCCTTTAGACTTCTTTTGCTAGTTTTATTATTTTTTTGAATCTTCTTGTTCTTAATCTTCCTTTTAAACTTTCTGATGATAATATTAAATAATACTTTAATAGCCTGTTATACTCTTTCTCGTTTTTTATATTTAATATTTTTATCATTTGTAGAGATTCTTTATATGCTTTGTCCATAATATCATCTCCTTTTACATAGTATAACATATTATGTAAAATTAGTGTGTTGGAATTTGTCGAAAATAAAAATATTTTAATGATGTAAAAATATTCAATTTTAGCCCTAAAATCGACCCTTCACAATCGATTTTAAGCCGTTTTTATTTTTAAAGTAACAAGTTATATACCTTGATTTTACTGCATTTTTGCACAAAAAAAGAGCTAGACTAGAAATTAATCTAATCTAGCTCTAATATTATAATTTACTGCAGAAATCTAAACAAATCCATCTAGGTTTTATATATTTAAACTAATTGTTCTTTATATTTCCATTTATAACCATAAGCTGTTTTAATTTTTCCTTTACAACAATACATAATATTGTGATGGCTATTTTTATTCATATATTTACTTGCTTCGCATAAACTTTCAAATTCGTTTAAAACGTTTCCGTTTAGGTCCATCTGTACAATTGATTTATTTTTCTTTTGAATTAATCCTGTTTTAAATGCATGATATATATTTTCTTTATTAGTACACCACTCTAAGTTTTCAACTGTATTATGTGATTTGTTTCCATTGATATGGTTTACTGTTGCTTTATTTTCAGGATTGCTTATAAATGCCTTTGCAACCAATCTGTGAATCTTGAATTGCTTCTTTTGATTATTTTTGTATAAAACTACTCTAACATATCCTTTCCCATCATCTCTCGGTTTTAATATCTTTTCTTTTATATGAGCAACTCCATAATTGGTATTTGTAATATCTCTTTTTAAGCTTTTTACTCTGCCTAAGTTGCTAACTTGATATAATCCTTCGTATCCTTCTATGTCTTTCCATATTTCTTCCATATTTGCCTAGCTTTCTCCTAGCACAAAAATAGAACGAGGACAAGCTTGCTAGGTAGCCTTTCGATAAGCTCATGACTTCCTATCTAGTCCTCGTTCTATTTGATTCAATTAATTTATTTTACTCCACCTGTCCATTTTGCGAATCCAATTTTGTAATTATTAGTTCCATCTATTTTATATCTTACCATTGGTCTATTATTAAATATTCCAAAACAATCGCACTCTTCATATGGACTTAAATTTCCTATTACTTTTGTTAATGCTGTATCAGCATATATTGTTTCTTTTGTTGAACCGTTCTTATATCTTCTCACTGGTTCATCACTCCCTTCTACTTTTGGAACTGCTACATTAGTTGTAGCTTGTCCTAATCTATTTGCTACATCGTTTTTAAATTGTATCCAGGCTTGTTCATTTCTTACATAATATCTTGGGCATTCCTTTCCTGTTACGTCATAGTGTCTAATAATATTGTTTACAGATAAATTGTATCTTCTACAAATATCAGCACATAGCTCTACTAAACTATTATATGTAGCATCGTTAAATTTTCCGTCCCAATCTGGATGGCAATCTTCTATTCCTATTGATTTTCTATTCATAGAATAAGAACCTGCATGAAATGCCACTTCGCTTTCTGGAATGCAACGAATTATTTCTCCGTTTAACCCTACTATGTAATGAGAACTTGCTGATGTTTTATGTGATGTTGCTAATGAATTGAAATAATTTCTGTTTCCAATAGCACTTGAACCAGCATTTCCGACCCAATGAACAACTATATATTGTACATTTCCTTGCTTTTCTCCACTTCTACTATATGGACTAATCGTTAATAATTTTTCTTCTATATTCATTATTCGTTCGCCTCCCCTATGTTATCTTGTTCAGCTAAATCAGTTACCTCTTCTACTAATTCTTCTTCCATAACTATTCCTCCTTTGCTTCAGGAATACCTGCCATACTTGTTAATATGCTTAATATCCCTGCTAATAATGATGCACTTCCTACAGCAATCCAATCTATCTCACTTATCATTACTGATGTTCCAATTGTGGCTACTGCTGTTTGACATATTGTCTTTATTGCTCTTATTCCTGCACATTTTATCCATTTTATTAATTCCTCTTTATTTTTCATGATTTTCCTCCTTCTTACTTAATGGCAATTCAAGACATCTATTTACCAATATCTCAATTCCATGATTTCCTCCTAATGTTTTATATTGTTCAAACAATTCATTCAAACAATATCTTGCGTATTCTGGTAAATACCCCTGGTCAAGATACTTTTCACATTTACTTACAATTTGACTTCTAATCAAACTTAATTGACTAGATTTCATTGTATTCATATCTTTAAAGAGTTTAACCAAAAAACCAAAAATACCTGTTAAAATAACAGGTATTGCCCAATTTAAAATTATTTTTACTATTTCTTCCACTATCCCACCTCCTCTATCTCTTTAACTTTCCACTTCTGTATTATCTTTTCTTTTTGTTCTTGATAGTAAGGTTCTAAGTACTGTGTTTCCATATTAAAAGCAGGTTCTTCCTCTATTTCTAAAGTCTTGTAACCTGCTTTTTCGAAATCTCCTTCTCGTGGATTTATTACTTGTTTATTATCATATTCAAGTATCTTTTTGTAATTTGCATATTTTACTGTTGTTTCATTTATATATTTTACTAACATACTTTTCTCCTATTCATATAAAAACTCACCTGTACCTTTATTGTAATAATATTTTTTATTTACTTTATCATACATGCAAGCTATGCCGTTTTTATCTAAGACCGGTATCATATCTCTAATTAATATATCATTATCATATATTTTACAGTCATATATATTAATTTTATTTGACTTCGTAATAGTTCCTGCTGTATTTACTCCAAAAAGCACTAAATTATAATTACTTTGAAACTCTGCTGTAGATTTTGCTTGATACTCAACATTATCAAAAAATAATTTTCCTTTGTTGATTTCAAAATAATGAATATCATTATCATAATCTGTAATTGTTATTACTCTATTAATCGCTTTAGAATAATCTAGTCTGTAGTAACCTAAATTTGCTGTTTGTCTTTCCATTAATCCACAAAAAGTCGAGTTAGCAGTTGAAATTCTAGCGCCAAAGACAAATGTTGCTAAAAAATACGTTATTTTTGCTCTTACAATAATTCTTGTGTTGCTGTTTGGTTTAAATTCAGTATCAATGTACTGAGTCCCAGTCGAACGCAGACACTTTAATTCTGTATATTCATCTTGTTTCTTTACAGACATCATTAATCTTCTTCTAAAACTAGACATTTGCAACACCTGCCAGTATTCCAATATTGTTTACTATACTACATTGATACGTTTTGTTCGACTCAATAGACGGTGTTTCTAGCCATTTGACTGCATTAGGTAAAGTTAAAGTAGTTGCAGTGGTTCCACTTACAAATTCAAACATATACTCATTTAAAACTGATGTATCTGTTATTGCTGCAAGTGTGATATTTAAACTTGATACTTCGCCAAATTTATAGAATTTATTTGGTTCTATTTCTTGTGTAGTTAATGTACTTTCTACTATTTCTACTGAATAATTTTTCCCATCAGTTCCGTTTGTGCCATCCTTGCCATTAGTACCGTCTTTTCCATTTTTTCCATCAATACCTTTTTCTCCTTGAATACCTTGTACTCCTTGCTCTCCTTGTGGTCCAATTGGTCCTTGGATTCCTTGTTCTCCTTGAGGGCCAACTTCGCCTTTAGGTCCTTGTATTCCCTGAGGTCCAGTTTCTCCAATGTCTCCTTTTTCTCCTTGAGGTCCGGTATCTCCTTTTTCGCCTTTTAATTCTTCTTTGTGTCCTTTAACATATGTTTCAACTACATTTGGCACTCGATTGTCAGCATATTCTTTAGCATTTTTTAGTATATCCTTATCTTGATCATCAACATATTTTTTATCTACTGTTCCCTCAATATTCGCACTTATTACGTTGTTTTCTATTGTTATATTCCCCCCTGCTTTCAATTTGTCCTGCTTATTGTTTAAAACATCTAAAATATCAGGGTAATCTTCTTCTATTGTAGATGTTGCATTTATTGAATCCAAGATATTCATATAGAATTTTTTTGATTTAAACACTGGTATTCCGTTTTCTTTTTCATCTTCTGTTATTCTTAGTTGCAAATATATTATTGACGTATCTGAAAGTAAGCTTGGTTTTATTTCTACCTCATATGTTTCATTTACTTTATCCATTGGTATGTACTTTTTTGTTCCATCTTCTTTTTCAAATTCTAACCATGCTACTCCATTTTTAAAGTTCTCAAAATAGAATATTATTTTTCCCTGTAAGTTTTCTCCATCTATTCCAAGAACTTTATCATTAAAATATACCATGCTATTATCTGCTACTTTTATTATCTTATCTTTCATATCATATCTCCTTTGTTTTTAATAAACTTGATTAAATACTTTAGTATTTTTGACGACTCACAAATTTAGTTCTTTGTATAATACAATGTCACATAAGCAACATATGTACTTCTATCGTCTTCGCTGTTTATTCTTAAATTACCATTCGTAAAAAACAACTGTACTTTCAAAAAATTATTATAATAAGTATTCAATAATATGGCTGCTTTTTTGCTTTTACTTGTTGCGATACCTTCTATTCTCACTATTTCTTGTTCAGGAAAGTTAATGCCTGTTGCTACTGTTATTTCTGATTGAGCTCCTGGTAAATTACCACAATTTATTCTTTTTCCATATACTCTTTTTCCGTCTATAAATTTGTTTGTTTCAAACTCTTCACCTGTTATTATATTTTTTTCTGTTGCTTCATTAATTGCACTTTCTGCATTGTCCTCCATCTTTTTTAAATTTTCAGCAGACATCGGAGTCTTTCCGCTATATTGAGCCGGTTCTACTTCATAAATAGTTCCATCTATATTTGCCTTAGCTTTGCTTACTAAAGTTCCATTTTCCCATCCTATTCTTTTTAGTTCAACACTCATTTTTTATCATTCCTTTCTACTTATTTTTGTTTTTATTTCAAATAATCCTTTAGCTTGGTTTTCAAAGTAATTTAGTGTGTAATACTCGTCCAAATTAATTAATTTATCTTGCATTGTATCGTAAAAAAATAATCTATATTTATATATTATATATTTATAATTAGCTTGCATTGGATACATGCTGTCCGTTGCATACAAATCAGTACTTGGATGCTTTTCCTCTTTTATATATAATGGCATAGGATATAAATCAGCTCCCGCATATAATGTCTCATTTGGATATATACTTTCTTCAAAGCCTTTTAATAAATTAAATCCAAATTCCGTATTATTTTCTTTTATTACTTCAATATCTTTTCCGATTACATATTCATTGTCTATTATTCCTTTTACCGAGCCAAACCCTATTGAATATAATTTTGCCCATATTGGAACATATATTGCTTCACTTTCTAGTATTTGTGTTTTATTGCTAACTGATGCTATATGTAATGGATAATCTATTCCTATACACTCTCCGTCTGTTGTCATTTTATCTTTTCTTGCAATTGTTAATTTTTCTCCTTCTATTATATAAACACCATAATCAGATGTATCTATACAAGCCATTACTTCATTTAGACCAAATCCTATAGCTGTTATCTTTTTATCTTTATAAACATTTAAATCTTCTGTTTTTTGTTCTTTCAAATTATATATTTTGTTATCTGTAGTCATGTAATTATAAATCGTAGTAACGCTGTTGCTATTTCCATTCACATTAATTATTGGATCATAGATAGCCAGGTCAAATTCACTTTTGGTTGCATTTTTTACATCTTTTATCTTTTCCTCGATTTTTATAAAACAATTATAAAACTGTTTCTGATTATTCATTTCCGATATTTTTTGTTCATCTGTCTCATATTGGCTTTTACTAAACAATTCTAAATAACTATCATATATATAGTTGTGCATAATTACTTCTTTATTTGTCTTTATTTTTACATATTCATTTTTAAATTTCATTATTGCACCACCTCATGACTTTCTAGGATTTGTTCCTCATTATAATGTGTTACATATAATTTATATGTCTTTTCTGAACTCTCTTGAGTATCTTCTCCTCTAAATGTATCTATAAAATTAGACAACATGTTTGAATTTTTACATATTGCAATATATTCAAATTCATTGTTTGAAAACAATTCTTGAACTTCTGTTATTATATATGTTCCGTCTATTAGTAAATCTCCCATATGTTTGTTTATTCTTACTCTTTCTCCTACATTAAATACATTTTGGTCTACTTTTAACTCAATTTGTCCATCAAATTTCAAACTGTTTTTATCTATATATGATGCTCCAATATCTTCGAGTTCTTGAATAGTTTTCCAACTTTCATTCATGTTTATTGTTGTTTCTACAATCCCTGTTTTACTTATCTTGTCCTTTTTTTCTTCAATTCCTTTATCATTATAAAATTTATAAATATTCCAAATTAAAGCACTATCAGATTTTATTTCCATAATTTCTTTTATAACTTTAGTTCCATTATACCTAAATCCAGTTATTAGATTATTAAAAAAAGAATCTCTTATTAATAGAAATTCCTTTTCATTATCTGCATTATTTCCTTCATATCCAACATTGTTAGTTTTTATTTCACTTTTAATAGATTTATTATATCCGTAATATACTGTAAAAGTTGTATTATCAGAATATTTCCCTGAAATATATACCCCATAAAGTAAATTATTATATAAAGACGTGCTCTCTGCTGATTTTATTATATTTTCTTTTTTAATATCTAGAGGAAACAAGAAATCTATTTGCTCATTTTGTTTTAACGTTGATATTTGTTGCTCTAATATAGGGTTATAACTTTCTACTATATCTTTACTATTAAAACTCATATGTGATTGCTCATATATTCTAACATTTGTAAAGTTTACTACATTTGCATAATTTTCTGAATTTACTGTTGGTTTTATATATTCTAATCCTAATATCTTGTTTTCATCATCATATACATGTTCTATATTATCTTCGCTATACAATGATTCAATGTCTTTGAAATAGATATTTTTATTTTCATCTATATACCACCAAAAATTAAACTTGTTGCTTAAATTATTAAGGCAATATTCTATTGTTTTACACAGATAATTAACAGTTATTTTCCTATCTGTTATTTCTAATGTTTTTAAAATAAATCCATCATCAATTAATGGAGCTAGTATTATATTTTCTATTAAATCTTTTAGTTGATATGTTCCTACTGCAATACAAGTCCTTAGCGTAGTAATTTTTTTAGGAGTTATCAATGTAAAGTTTATAGATGTATCTATGTCCAACTCTCTCATTTCATCAAATACATAATCTTCTAAGTATCCTATAAACAACAGTTCTCTTGTTTTTTCTTCTGATATTACTTTAATTTCTTGATACTTCTCTGGTAAATCTTCAGCACTATGTCCGGTAAAATCACACTTTATATCACTAAAGGTTAATTCTTGGCTTGACTTTACTATGCTATAGTCATCCAACACTAGCAATTTCACACTATTATATTCTAAATATACCATTATGCTAATCCTCCTGTCTTTATCGTTTTTACTACGCTTGGTGCTAATATTCTTCCTGCTTTCTTTCCGTCTATATCAACACTTCCATCTATATTAAATGAAGCTCGTATTACATTTAACATAGAATTGTTAGATTTTACACTTGCATTAGCATTTATCGAACCAGTTTCGAATGCTACTGCTTTATTCATCTCTCGCATTATATCATTATTTAGCCCTTCTAAATCAAAACCATCTTTAATATCTTTAGCCATCTGATTCGTCGCTTTTGATATCTTATATCTATTTTTATCAATTCCTTTTACTAAGTTATCAATCATGTCCGGCATATACGTCAATTCATCTTTTAGTGGTCCTGTTTTTGGTACTGAGTGCCCTATAATTGATTTAATCCATCCTGCTATTGATGTAGCAGCTCCCATGATTCCACTTTGTGATCTTTGAGATGTCATACCACTTGAAATATTGCTACTTAAATCTGTCCCCCATTTGTTACCATCTACATTATTATTAAATCCCGAATTTGCATCATCTGCTAAAACTTTAGCTCCATTTTCTACCATTGTGTCAGAATATAAATTTTTCGATGCTTGCTCTATGTTTTCCTTAGTTTTTTCTGAAATTTTTAAATTCTGACTGAATAACGTTGTTGCGGAACCTGCCTCTTTACTTGAAGCATTTTCTAAGCCTGTATCTAATAATATCACACCTGTTGCTTCTTCTATTTTCTTTCTTGTTTCTTCTGGTACTTGAGATAATCCTTGCTCATATGCACTATAACTTGTTTCAGCTAAATTTTTCCAAGCTATTTTTTGTTCTTCTGTTAGATTGCTCACTGTTGATGTTTGTTGTGCTAATGAGTTAGCTAAATTTATTAACGATTGCTGTTCTGTATCTAATTGTTTTTGTAATATTTTTGCTTGGAAAGTATCATTATTATCTTTAGCCTCTTGCCAGCTTTGTTTTAATAATGACACATAATTACTTTGTGATTGTATTTGTTCTGTTAACGAATTATTGGTTTTAGCTTTTGCTTGGTCATATGAAACTCCCATTTCAGATAAAGCTTTTTCTATTTCATCTTTACTGTTTGAAACACTTGCACTTGTTAATTTTTCATATTTTTCTACTGTATATCCATATTCTCCAATTAATTCAGACTGATTTTTTATCTGACTGCCTATATAATTAAGATTTCTCATTTTTTCTTGTTCTTCTTGATATCCATTAGTTGTTTTATTTAATTCGTCATTATATTTTTGCCTTAAATCAGTTAATGTTTTTGTTGCTTCAGCTTGGTTTTTTAGTGATGTTTGGTATTCTTCTTTATATGCATCTAATGTCGCTTCTGCTTTTTTCTTTGAGATTAGCTGGTCGATATTATCTTTTAATTCGCCATATTGACTAATGATATTTCCATTCATTTGATACTCTGTGCCCAATGCATTATTCAATTCTCCAAGTATGTATTTTGCTCTATTTTCATAACCTTCTTTCACTTTTCCATTTTCATCTGTCATTTTTCTTAATTCATCTGCTAATCTTTGTATTGTTACTATTTCACTTTCACTTTTTGATAAACTCTGCTCTCTTGCTTCTTTTAAAGACTTCCATGATTTTTGTTGTAATTCTGCTGCATCTTTTACTCCGTCAAGAGATGTTTTTTGTTTCGCCATTGCTGTTGCTACTGTTGCCGCTGCTATACCTAATCCTAATGTTAAAGATATCAATGCTGTCGTAGGGCTTAATGCAGAAATAATATTTTTCGCTATATTTATTCCTTGAATCGCCGACATAACTCCTTTATATGCTTTCATTGATGCAATCAGCGAAAATACAACCCCTACTACCGACACTATTACGCCTTTATTTTTAGTTGCCCATGTCCACATATTTTTTAATACATTAACTATTATTGAGAAAATAGATTTTATTTTAGGTACATACACATTGGATAATTGTTTTACTGTATTTAATATTTTATTTAAGTTTATCTTAGAAACACCTTCTGCTACTTTTTTTAATACATTTTCTGATGTTGAACCAATTTTGCTGATTACATTGCTTAATCCTTTTAATTCAGTTTTTTTTAATACTGTATCAATAGCTGTTACTATATTTCCAACCCCTCTTACTATTGCTGTTTTTGCGTTAGTAATTGATGTTTTAATTCCCCCTGTTGCGTTTTTAGCTTGTTTTTCAAAACTTTGGAATTGTCCTGTTCCCTCTTTATTAAGCCTAATCATAGTCTCAATAAAGTCGTCCATTTCAACTCCACCTTTTCTTAGTCCTTCTCCTAATTCATCTGTTGTCATCCCCATTGCCTGTGCTACTTGCTTTAATTGTGCTGGCATTGCTGTTTGAATACTTCTCCATTCAACCATGTCTGGTTTACCTTTAGCGTAAGCTTGTGATAATTGCTCTAGTGCGCTTGCTTGTATCTCACTACTTGCCCCTCCTGCTAATAAAGCGTTATTTACTGCTGTAAATATTTCAACTGACTTTTTTACATCTCCATTTTTACTTGTAAATCTCTCAACAGATAAAGCAGCTGCATCTAATGTTGTTGGTATTCCTTTTAATCTTTCACTTAAATCATTTATTGCCTCTTTGCTCTCTTCTACACCTATTCCAAGATTGCTCATTACTTTCGGAAAATTATTCATTGTATCTAATCTCGATACTGCGCCATCTATACTATTATTTATTGTGTTAAATGCTGTACTTATTAGCTTTGTTATTCCTAATGCCGATACTATATTCTTTATTTTGGTTCCACCACTTTTAACGGAATTTGTCAATGAACTTAATCCTTTTTTAAATCCTGACTTGTCTATTTCTGTATCATAAATCAATGAACCTGCAATTGCCATTACTTTATCCTTTCTAATGTAGACTTAATAAAACATAATAAAAACACTCAGATTTTTCTAAGTGTTTTTATATCTTTTTTTTATTTTTTAATTATTATTCTTGAAACTTCTGTATCCTATGATATTAAATTCGTATTCTGGTTTTTCAGTTGTTCCTGAATAACTAGAATCATAAGTTGTTAATTCACCTTTTCCTTTATGCACTATAATAGGAACGTAACTAACCTCACTATCTGTTTTGTTGTTTCTTTCTACTAAAACAATATAATCATTATTTTTATCAGTACAAGAAATTATTCCTTTTCCGTCGTAGGTCGTAGAATAAGAATCCTTTTCAGAATCTATACTAAATGATTCTATCTTAAAATCCTTTAAGCCAACTCCACTATTTGCCCAACCGACTACCAAAAGACTAATCAAAACAGAAATAAAAACAGATATTATAATAGTAATTATCATGTTATTTTTATTAATTTTGTTCGCACAATCAAAACATACTTCATCTCTTAATTCACTTTCTAGACACTCTTTTTTACACTTTTTACATTTCATAATATTTCTCCTTTCATTATTTGGAACTATTATATCATTTTTTCTTGTGATTTTGTGTCGAAAAAAGTCGAAAAATCAAATTATTTCAATGCTTCGTATATTTTATTTATTCTTTCTTGTTCTTCAACTGGTTTTGGCAATTCCCAATAATCTCTTAATTCTAGCATATTTTTATCTTTACCAGTATAAGCTCGATAACCTTTTATCTTCACAAATTCAGTGTCATCTTTTATTGATTTTAATAATGCTTTGAATTTCCACCAGTGTACTTTATCATAAGCTAAATCTATACTATATTGCTCATAAAAAGCACCGTATATATACTCATCATCATACTCATAAGAGTATATTTGTTTATTGCTTCCTTTGCTATTTTCTTTTGTTTTATGATAATTATCTCTGCCACATTTGTAAAACCATATTAGCTTTTCACAAGCTTCTTTATATAATTGTGGATTGTGTAGCAATTTATTATAGTTTTCTGCATAAAAAAAAGCAGGATAAAAACGCCTTAATCCATACTCAATCTTTTTAGATTTGTCGACACTTTTATCCTGCACTTTATTTTCAAAAGATATCATATTTCTAAAGTCTACATTTATTTTATATTTTTTTCCTTGTAAGATCACAAAATAAGGTAGTCTATTAAACATAATCATATTAATATCTCCTATAATTTCTGTTTCTTCTATAATTATTTCTATTATAATTTCGTCTTTGTTCTCTGTTCATTTCGCTATCTAAATTTCTTGCTTTATTTTCTAATTCTTTGTTTGTATTCATTACTTCATCTATCATATTCCCTGAGGTAGCTGTTATATATGCTTTATATATACAAGTTAACACAGCTATCTCTACATCTAAGGTCATTTCATCGTATCCATCTTTTAATCTTTTATTATTTATCTTTTCTATTGAATCTTCTCCTATAACTTCTCTTATTTCTCTCTCTATGGTATCTTCATCTTCATTAATATCTTTCAAATCTTTATCTACAATATTTTTCTTATTAATTTCAAAGACCAATCCGTATATATCAACTTCAATTTTTTGGTCTGTATCTTCATACCCAAAACTTACTCTTTTACTTTTCATTTTTTATCCTTCCTAACATAATTATCTTTAATATCTACCTATTATTTTTACGCATTCTCTGTAAATGTTTTTGTTGTTACATTAAATGTACCATAAACAAATTCTCCACCTTCAAGAGATCCTGTAATTTGTTTTTGTTCGCCTGCAGCACCATTACATTCTGTTATTTTGCAAGTCTGTGTTATTTTTCTTGCTTTAAATGTATTTTCCTGTTCTGCAACTGGTTGCCATAAATTTACTATGTAATGATCTATATTTAAGTCTGAACCTGTTTTTCTTTCATAGAATAAATTATACATATAGTCAAACACCTTATCGCCTTTAACCATATCCATAGTAATAGGAAATTCATTCGAAAATCCTGTAATCTTTTTTGTTTTTGATTTTTGGTGTATGTATTGCTTTTCAGACTCTGTTGGGTTTGAACTTTCTGTCATTTCTGTAATTACTCCACCTAATACTATTTCATTATTTATTCCAAAGTAATGTGCTTCGTCATATTCCATGATATCTGTTAATTCTTCAACTGCCATTTTAAATTCCTCCTCTTACATTAAAATAAAGCTGTATATAATACGTACTTATAAAACCTTTTTCATCAGTTTCATAGGTTATCGCATTAGCACAGCTAATTTGTTTTATTTGTTTATTTTTTAATACTGGATAGTTTCTTAGTCGATTTTGTTTATCTATCCAATCGCTTAAATCATCTAACCAGTCTAAATTTTCTAATCTTTGTATGTCATCTTCACTATTTGCTTTTAAAAGTAATGCATATTGATATTGTCTATACCAGCCTGTATCTGTTATATATTTTAGTGGCAAATTTTCTACTCCACTTCTTTGCAAGGCTAAAGTATCTGTTTCTTTTGGTAGTTCCTCTGTATGTATCATTTCTGCTATTTCTTTTATTGGTTCATATTTTAACAACCATTCGTTTATTGCTTTATCCATTGTCTAACCTCCTTGCATAATTTGCTGTTTGCATTAATATTTTGTCTCTTTTGTCTGCCTTCATTCTTTCAAATGGGTGTGCACCTCTTAATTTACTGCTGTGATATTTTAAATTTTTGTTTATAACTACTTTTCTTTCTCCACGTCTAGCATAAGCACTTCTACTTTTTACTCCTACCATAACTTTTCCTTCTGCTTGGAATCTTGCATAATGAACGTTTATTATTACTTGTTTTCCTCCATTAATAGGATTTACAGAGTCTTTTTGTGTTCCACTTTTATGAGACACATATTTTTTGAGATTGTCAGCAACCGTTTTTCCTAAAAATTGCTGTACTTTCCCTCGCTCTTCTAGACCTAATTCTCTATAAATAGTTTGTAGTGGTTTTGTTTTAATAATATAACTCATATTGCACCTATCTTGATATGATTTGGTAAATCCTCATCATCAAATATAAATTTATCAATAGAAGTTACTTTGTGAACATTTTGAGTGCCATATTTTTTACTTAGTTCTGTTAATGGTACTCTTTCTATTACATCTTCTACCTTTTTATTTACAATAATATCGTCATTTTCTACAAACCACTTTAAATTATATCCATTGATGTCAAAAATCCTAATTAAGGCATTATCAGTTGAATCTGACCCATTTCTGTTATGATTTGTTATTGAAGTATTTCTATAACTAGCCTCTACAACATATCTATCCCATTTGTTATTACTTTTATGGTATATTGTTATATCTTGCATTGGAAAATCTTCCATACTAACCTCCTATAAAAAGCATGTTAATTCATCAGGCAAACAATTGATTATTTCCTTTTTAGCCACTTTATATTCTTCATCAGAAAGCACTTTAAAGTTTTTACTTACTCCATCTATTGAATATGAAGTAATTTTTCTGTTTGTACTTTCTTCCTTTTTATTTATTAAATCAACTAAAGCACAAGCAGTATATTTCAACTGTTCTTGTGCTTCTTTTGGCAAATTATTTATTTTTGTTTCTGTTAGTCTTGTATTGACATTCTTATCAATTTCTCTGCTTGCTTTTATTATTAGTGAATCAAAAAAGATTTCTTGTAGTTTTCCTTTATACTCAAGTAAATAATAGCTATAATCTGCATATTTCATCTTTATCAGCTCCTACTCTTGTGGTAATAAAGTTAACAATACTTCCTTATTAGCTTTTTTGTCATATTCTATTCCCAATTCATCTAGTTTAGCTTTTAATTCTGCCACTGTTGGTTCTTCAACCTTTTTATTTTCGGCTTCAAGTTTAGCTAGTTTAGCTTTTAATTCTTTATTTTCATTTTCTAGGCTTTTTTCTTTAAAAGAATAACCTATTCCTATTTTTTTTGACATTTCTTTACCTCCTAAGCTTTATGTGATAAATAAATACCAGCAACTTTATTTTTGTAATATTCATTTAATCCATATAATCTATATAACCATTTGTAATTATCTCCATCTTGATCTTGATCAGGTGTAAATAATTTCATTTTATTATGCTTTGTATATTGTAATAATGCAGGTTTATGAATTATCATGAAGTTTATATCCTTTGCTTCTGTTCCTGCTTTAAATCCACCTTTTCTTTCTCCGTCGGCATCTTTACCGCTTAATAATTCAATTACAGTTTTGAATCTTGCTTGTGGTACAACTTTTATGCTTGCAAATTTGCTTAATAATTCTTTTGATTTATAAGTATCCATATCTCTAATCATACCTAATAGAACAGATGTTATTCTTAAATGTCTATTTTCCTCCGGTACTTCATCGTTTGTCATGTCATCCCACGCCTTAGCAATTGCTTTGTAAACTTCTTCTGCAGTATCGTAGCTAGTACCTGCTGGCACTTTTGAAATTCCTGGGATAGATGCATACGTAGCATATCTTACAGCGTCAACCTCAGGAATAACTTTTGTTCTTAAAAATTCAGCTGATAAATTTCCTAATATTACTCCTCCTGTTTCTTCATTGTCTATTACGTCTGTTTTTAATTTTCTTCCTCTTTCATAATTGAATTTTTTAGTTTCGTTCGTTAATGATACATCTCCATCAATGTAACCACTATTTCTGTCATAATCTCCTAATCCGTCCATATCTAATACTGGAACAATTATTTCATTTGCATTCTTTCCTGCTTGTACTAAAGCTCCGTTTATATCGAAATCACTTGTTGTTGACTCTGATTTATATATTTTGTCTAATAACTCTGGTGCATTCTTTTTAAATAATTCTATTGTATTTGGCATTTTTCATTCTTCCTTTCTATTTTTTATCTTCTTTAATTCCCATAGCTTCTTCTAGTTGTTTTAAGCCATCTTTTTCAGATAATTTGTTATGATTTCCACCAAGATTAATTTCTGAGCTTCCATCATCTTCCTCATCAAACAAAAAAGAATACTTTTCTTTGACATCTTTGATTTGTTCATCAATGCCACTTACTGTGTACTCTCCTTTATCATTTTTTTCATATTTAATTTTGTCTTTGTCTAGTTTGCTATAAACTAAGTCAAAGTCTTTTGCTCCTTTTATGGAACTTTTTAGTGCGTTTGTTTTCTTAAATTCTTCAACTTCTTTAGAACCTTCAGCAAAACCTTCCTCTTTAGCTACTCTTTTGATTTCTTCTATATCGACAGAACCATTTTCTTTTATTTTTTTGTTTAGTTCTTCGATTAATCCTTCCTTTACTTTTAAATCATTTTGTGCAGTTAAAGTTTTTGTTTTTTCTGCGTTAACATCATTACCATTTTCAGTCATAATGCTATCAATGATATTTTTCTTAACGCTATCCTCCGCTTCTAAATCTTTGAATAATCCTTCTAAAAAACTTCTTTTCATAATATTTCTCCTCCTACGATTTTCTACGGGTTTTTCTTCCCTCGAATTTGATAATATTTGCTATTTTTAACGTCGTATGCCCAACATTTCAATTTCTTTTACGTCTAATTGAAAAAAGACATTAAAAAAGAAGCTCGTCAGCTTCTTATATATATTAAAACGTTAATAACTAATTTAATGTATAAATTGTATTTTTTTGCATAAACTATTGATTATTAGCCTAATTTATTGTATAATTAAGTTAATAATATTATTATTGAAGGTCAGTTGAGAACCCCATATATTTGGTTCGCAGTTGACCTTCAATTATTTTCTTTTATATGCATTTATTATTTTGTTTTCTTTTATGACAAATATCTTATCAATCCACATAAATCTTTTTGAAATATAAATACTTTTTATTTGCCTTTCTATTTCTTTGGGATCCATTTTAGTATTTGTTACATCTATAATAAAATTATTTGCTTGGTTTTTCTTTTTTCTTAAATTACCTTCTATTACATATTTACCTTTACCAGTAATTTCTTTCAAGTCAAATCTTTCATTGTTAATAATATAATCTGGTGTTTTTATACTCGCTGGATTATTTATTCTTGGTATTATATTTACTTGTCCTCCAAAAGCTTTTCCAAGAATTTTAGCTACTTCTTTTTCTCTATCCGATGTTTCCATTAAAACATTTTTTCCATCTACAAAGTATTTAGTTCCTTGAGCATCTTTGTAGTATTGTTGCTGTTTAACTTTATATTTCTTTACTGAATTAAATTGTTCTGTTATATCTTTATACTTTGCTTGTTCGTTTGTCTTAATTTTTGCAATTTTCATTCTTGAATAATCTTTTTCAAGTCCTGTCTCTTTGCAAAATGCTGTTTGTTTCATTTGCAATTGTCTTAATTTACTTCTTTGATTTGATGAGTCTATGCCTGCTTTATCTAATGTTTGTATACTTCGTTTTGTATTTCTTATATCACTTTCAAATTGTCTTTGTCTTTGAGTTGCCTTATAATATGGTACTTGTTTTCCATTTAATGTAACTGTTGCATTCTTAAGTTTTTCTAATTCATTATTTGTATATACTGGTTCTGAAACTCCTAAGATTATTCCAAAATAGCTATGTCTACAATTGTACTCTTCCCATAATTCTGCAACATCTGACCATAACTCTAAACCATATTTGCTAGCATCTTTTTTACTTACTGCAAATTGTTTACCTTGTTCTTCTGCGTGACTTGGTCTTGCCCCTAAATGTGCTGTAACCTCATATCCATCGCAACCTAACTCTGTTTCTATATTTCTATTTATATTGTTTGCTGTTTTATGAATGCCACTTAACACATTTCTTCTTACTGCTGTTTCTAATTGTATATTTCTTCCCAGTTTATCTTTTAATGTTATTCCTTTGTCTGCTAATTGTTGTACAGCTGTATTAATAGCAGACGTATAATCAAATGCACCGCTTATAACTTTCATATATGCTTCATCTACTGCGTTAACATATGCTTGTTGACTTTGAAAGGCTATAGTATTTGTCATGTTCTTTAGTGTTTTATTAGTTTGTTTTAATCCTTGATTAAGTATGTTGTATTGAGTCTCACTCAGCTTAAAAGGTTTTTCTCTATATTCGTATAATTCTTCGTATCCTTGCATATCTTCTTTTGCCATGTTTTTGAATAGTAACTTTAATGCATTCTTTGTTTCTCTTGTTAATAATGATGTTTTTTCTAATGCTTCATTAAATATTTCTGTTCCATTTGTTTGTAATAATATTTTCATTTGTTCTTTACTTACTGCTGTAATATCATCCATTATACTTATTCTGCTTATTATATCAGCTGTTATTTCTATATTTAATTTATTATATAGTCTTACAACATCATTAAATTCTATATCATTTAAATATTCAGGTGTTAACATTTAAAACACCTCTTATTCTTCAATATCTTCTATTTCTTCATCTTTTACCATTGCCTTGGCTTTTTCTTCTGTCTCCCCTAAGAATTTAACTCTATATTCCCAAGCTTGTCTTATTCCTTGTGCTATATCTTGTCTAAATTCCTGTTTCGCTGTTTCTGTATCAACCATAAAACCATCTTTGTCTGTTATTGTAACAATACAATCTTCTGTTACTTTTTCTTTGAATAATACTCTTCCTAGTAAAAGAATAGCTTTGCATATTCCACTTACAAATTCATCAACACTCTTGCGGTGTTTGTTAGCATTTTCGATTAAGTCCTGTCTATCTCCAACGTATTGAGTTGCAGTCACTACCGAATTTCCATTAAATTCATAATATTTGGTTCCTAGCCCTGCCTTAAAACTTAGCATATTCAAAGCAAATTGTATTCCTTCTTTATCTTCCTGTACTCTTAACTCTGGATTGTATTCTGTTACAACTGGATTTTCTTTTATGTTACTTATTTCAGTATCTCCATATACAGCCCACTGTTGTTTCATTACGTCATCAGGATATACTTCATATTCTTCTTCTCTTATATTTCCTTCTGTATCTTTTATTTGTCTTGTCTTAGTTCTTGTTATTTTTTTGTTATAAAATACTTTTTTTCCTCCAAGGTAAAAATCCATAACAAAATTATTGTATGTAATATCACAGGCCATAAGTTGATCAATTGCAGTTCCATATACACTAAATCCCATCCCGTTTACATTGTTGTATTCTGTATCAATTGGGTTTGCTATTGCTGGCTTTAAGATACTAAATAAAGGCACACTAGAATTAACTGTATAACTCTTAGCTATGCCCTCTTTGTTTATTTCATTTCCGTTTTCATCTAAATAATTATTAGATATTTCGTATATTTCTTGATTTAATTTTTTGTTATATTTTAATTGATGTAACTCAATATAATATTCTTTTTTACTGTCTATAGTATTTTCACTTACAAAAGCAACATCAATTATTACTCCATGTTCAACTTTTAAAGGTATAATTTGGTTTGCGTCTAAGTAAATAATATCTAGCTTTGTTCTTTCATCCGCATATAGCCTTCCTTGTTTATCTACCTTTGCATGTTTAACTCTCATTGTTGCCCCTGCTGTTCCCATTGCCATTGCCTTTTCTATTGCTGTCGGTAAGTCTTTATATATTTTTAATATCTTTAACTGATTATTTAAATATTCATTATTTACCTCTGTTTGTTCGTCTGTGTTCGCTTTTGTTGTTATTTCATCTCTTTCAGTAAATAATATGCTTGACCAATCCTCTGCTAGTCTTTTTGCCATGCCTAGACTAAACATTTTTCTTTCTTTTCCTGTTTGGTCATGATATTTATGAAAGTCTACTTGATTTTTCCACCAAGACTCCCATGTTTCCACAAAATTATAATAATCTGTCGATACTGTATTATATCCTTTGCTTTTTAAATATTTTAATACTACATTATTCATTTTATGCTACCTTTCCTAAATAATAAGATATCTCTTCAAACCAATATTCAAATGAGTAATTGAAACTATCTAAACTATCTATGTCCGACGTTTCTCCATCATCTATCCACCTGTCATCTTTTGCTTTTTCATCATATAAAGCTGTTTGTAAAGCTTCTATTAAAGTCTGACATTGTCCTTCTATGAAGCTTATTTTACCCAAATTTAACAACCTATTCCAAAGTTCAATCCTGTTCTTGATTTCAATTTTTAAGCTATCTTGAACTACCAAATTAATTTCATTTGCTCTTAATTCTCCATTTAAAGAATTGTTTAATACTTGTTCTGCACTATCAGCAAAAATAAAAGATACAGTTCCATATTTGTCCTGTATCTCTTTTATAAAATTTATTATCCATCTAAATACTTGCTTTGTGTTTGTTCCTGTTGCTTTCATTGTACTAGCTTTTAGCACTTGTACACTTTTAAAATCTCTGCTTATTTTTGTTGCTGTTATGCTATGTTTTGATTTGTTGCCACCCCAGTCAATTCCTATACTTATTATAGAATTATATTGAATTGTAGTAGTAATAAATCTTTTATCATCATTTGCAATTTGTTGGAATATTAATCCTTCAGCATTACACCATTGTCCTAGGATATATCTGTTATAATATACTGTGCCTTTATACTCTTTACACATTTCCTCAACAACTTTTTTAGGTAAAAATGGATTGTCAAACAATGTATAATGTTGGACATATACATCAACATCACTTTCTAGGAATCTTTTGATATAATGTGTTCGACTTTGTGGATTTCCACTACCTTCACCAACACTATATTCAAAACTTAGTCTTGATTTTAATAATTCAAATACTTCCTCATTAATGTCTACAACCTCATCAATGTATAAGTATTTTATTCTAGCACCTCTAAATTTTCTTACCATGCCGACATTGTCTGCACCAATACAATAAACTTTTTCTCCAAATATTGTAGCAATATTATTACTACCTATATCAGTAACTAATTTGTTTCCCCAAATCTCTTGAAGTGGTTCTATAACATTTCTTTGAATAGTCCCCTTTGATACGCCAGCAATAAAAACAAGTCCTTTCAAGCCTGCTCTTTCTCTGATTCTCTCAGGTATTAAAAATAATGTATCTATATATGTTTTTCCACACTGTGTTGCTCCTATTTTAAAATTCCATCTATGCGTAGCATTTCTTATATATTCAGCTTGTTTACTACTTATTTCAATTGTCTTGTCCATTATTAGCTACCTCTTTTATTTTTATCAATACTTCTTTTACATTGTTTAAATCTGTTTCATTGTTACCTTGTTTGTCTGTTAATATTTCGTTTAAATCTTTCAATGCAGAAGCTAACATTTTCAATCCTTGTCTGTCTATTATGCTTATATATTCGTTTACTTCTTCTTGTTCTTTCGTTACCTCTTTAGATGGTTTCAATGCTTTAGGATCATATGTCACCGTTTTTGTTTTTGTTTTTGATTTTGCTATATGCTTATTAAGTTCTGTATTTGCTTTTAATACATTAAGAGCTAATTCGTTTGCTATAGATTTTATATCTGCAATTTGTTGAGCTTCTTTTTCTGATTGTTTTTCTATTACCTTTTCTACTGTTTTGTTGCTCTTTCGTTGCTCTTTTATTGCCTTTTTCTCTGACCAGCCTTTTGTCTGTTTATTAGTATTTCCAGTGGATTTAATATTTTTGTTTCTTAGAAATTCTTTTACTGATTTATAGTCACTTAATATATATTCTTTTTCTAATTGCTTCCAATCATATTTTGCCATCTCCCCACCTACTTGTTACTTTTAACTGTTACCTCTTTACCTTCTCCTACGAATCCTTTTGCTTCTAATTCTTTATATCTTTTATCTTCTGCTTTAAATTTTTTCCCTACTGTATACTTCTTTAAGTTATTTTGCTTATCGTTAAAATCTTTTATGACTTTTCCTTCTAACATTTCATTCCTCCTATTTTATTAAACATTTATTTTTAACTAGATAAGGACATCTGACTATCTGCTTATCTAGGTTTATAACCTCTAAAAAAGAACAGTTTTTACACTGCTCTGGTAATTCACTCTTTATTTGTTTTAATTTCCATTTTTCATTATATTTTTGTTCTTCTTCTATCATATCTAGTACTTCCTCACAACTGTCAAATTTACATACTTTACACTTTTTATTTCCATTAGGGCATACTTTATTATCTATCAAACATTGTTCCATATCTTTAATCCTCTGTACACTTTAGTTTTCCATTTATGTCTTGTGTTATTTTACAGTCAATATCTTTATTACATTTACTGCAGTTTTCTTCTTTGAATTGTTTTATTTGTTCTAGAGTCATATTATTACCTCTTTTCTTATAAACACTACGAAATATGTAAGTTATATATAATTGCACTCTAGAACTGAACGGCTACTATTTGCCATTCTGCTATATATGTTTACATACTTCGTACTACCTGTAAATTAATTTGGCGACAGACTGTGTATTCGAAACACATACTTAAAATAAGTACACATTGCTTAGCAGGCATGTTTCAGACCTTCTGAATTAGTCTGTCATATAAAGAAATACATCACCTCAGCTTTGTATTCCCCCACATTCTGTGGAATTTAATTTGGATGCACCTTCAAGACTCGAACTTGAAACTTCAACATTCAAAGTGTTGTGTTCTACCATTTAAACTAAGATGCAATATATTTAGAACTCGCTAGGAAAGTTCTATAAAAGTTTATATAAAAAATAAAATATTCAGAAAGGAGGTTTATTACATTCAACCAAACATAACAAACTTTATTTATATTATCAGTTACCTAGCATACTGGTAATAACTAATTAATTGTTATAAAACACTTGCTTTCCGTATTCTACTGCTACTTCATGTTCTATTTTGCATCCTCTTGCTTTTTCCCAACCTTTCATAAATACAATTCCATCAACTTTTCCTATGTATCTAATTGATTGAGATAACATGTAAATTGCAATATCTTCATCTTCTGGTGCATTTTCAAATACTGTATCTATAACTTCGTTTCCTTCTTCTTGTAATCTACTTACTAATTCTGCTCTTTCTTCTCTTATTTGTTCATTTGTTTTACCTCTCATAGGTTGGCTTATCATTAATTTCATAATTTTTATTCTTCCTTTCATAACATAATAAAAAGAGTAAACACTAAGGGCTTGCATTTACTCTTTTCTCTACTTACATTTCTCTCGATTATATATATATCGCATTTTAATAGTGTGTTTCAGTAATATTTAGTGTTATGTTTTAGTTTTTTGCTTTAAAATTATATATAGGTCTTATTGTTTTCTGTATTTCAATAGTGTCTTTTGTATTTTCTATTATTTCTTGCATTGATTTGTATACCATTGGTGATTCATCTATTGTTTCTTCTACTACACTTGTTGAATAAACATCTTTCATACTTTGCTTAAATTCTTCTAATTTAAATCTTTCTTTAGCTTTCGTTCTAGACATTATTCTTCCAGCTCCATGAGGTGCAGAACAATTCCAATCTTGATTTCCTTTGCCTACTGCTATTATTGAACCATCTCTCATATTTATAGGTATTAATACTTTTTCATTTTTATTTGCTCTTATAGCTCCTTTTCTTACTATATTATCTTCAAAAGAAATATAATTGTGTATAGTCTCAAAGCTATTTTGCATAATTGGTGGATACATTTCAGGTATATATGTTAATTTATAATAATTAATTATTATTTGTTTTGCTATTTGTAACCTGTTTAAGCTTGCATATTCTTGACATATTTTCATATCATGTAAATACATTTCTCTGTGTTTTCCTTCTAAATAACACAACTCTTTTGGTAAATTAGGCTTATTGTTTTTATATTCTTTTTCTAATTCTTTTAATGCTTGCTGTATTTCTGATTTTCTTCCTTGCTCTTTATATTTTTTGATTATTTCTTCTTTCTTCTTGTACATTTCTTCTTTTCCAGAACATAGTTCAATAGCTAGATTTTGATAATAATCTGCAACTTGTTTTCCTAAATTTCTTGAACCAGTATGTATTATTAAATATTTGTTGCCTTTATTATCTGCATCTATTTCAATGAAATGATTCCCCCCTCCTAAAGTTCCTATTGCTCTATTGAATTTCTTTGTTTCTTTTAGTTCTCTTAAACAATATAATTCATTTATTTTATCAAAATTTAATAACTTTTGTTTTCTTATATTTCTTCCTGCTGGTATATATTCATTTACAACTCTATCTAGGTCTTTAAAATCTAATTCTATATTTCCTAATTCAACACATAACATACCGCATCCGATATCTACTCCTACAATGTTCGGTATTACTTTTTCTCCTAAATCTGCTGTAAATCCTATTACACAGCCTTTTCCTGCATGAACATCTGGCATTATTCTTACTTTGCAATTTTTAAAAGGTTCTTGTTTTAATAATTCATTTATTTGATTTACTGCCTCTTGTTCTATATTGGTTGTAAATATTTTTAAATCTTTCATTGTCGTTCCTCCATTTCATCAAACTTTAATAACGCTATTCCATTCATATGTTTCATATGTTCATAGCTATAATCCATTTCACTGGCTGTAGTCACTAATGTTTTACCTTGTATGTATACCTTTTCTAATATTAATTTATATGGTTGTTCTACTTTATCTAATTGCTTCAATATCAATTTTTGTTTTTCATTTTCTTCTAAAACCCTTGCTAATAATTCTTCTATCGTATCTATTAGTTTCGCTACTTTTTCCGCCATACTGTCTTCTACCTCTTTACTACCTTTGGGCATATCTGATAAAACTGCTGTTATGTTTGTTATATTTGTTTTATATTCTTCTATGTATTCTAGTCTTCCTTCTATCCATAACTGATTATTTTTATAATCCCTTAAATCCTCTCTAGTCATTTGTACCTCCTTGTTTTCTTTTTATATCTTCTCTTATAAGCTCATCTTTAAAACTGTCTAAGATTTTATATGCTTTATTTATTTGTGCTTGACTTTCTTTTCTTTTTGATATGTCTAATAAGTTTATGTTTTCTAATTCTTTCATTGTGTCTATTACTATGTTGTATACATGGTTTATTGTCATTTGTTTTTCCTTTCTTTCAAATATTTATATATTTCTCTTTCTACATAAGCTAATGCTTCATAATTGCTTATGTATCTTCCATCATTTCTATGTCTTACACTTGATCTTATTATTTTTATTTCTTGATTGTATTGTCTTCTATACATTGTTGCTAATTGATTTTTACTTAAACCTTGTTTCCATTTTGTTATTATCTCATTTTCTTTCATACTACCACCTTATTGTAGTATGCTCTTTTTTTAGTTTTATATTTTCTTTAACTCTTTTACTTCTTTTTTTAATTGTTTTACTGCTTGTATTAATTGATTTATTGTATTTCTTTCAGTAGAATATTCTACTATTCCTTCTAATTCTTCTATACTATCTATATCTATTTCATCTTGTTTTTGTACTATTTCAAAATCTTTATTTACTATGCTTAATATATTGAATCCACCAAATCTTCCTAAAAAGCTGCCATGTTCATATCTATATATATTACTGTCTGTATAATACTGCATAGGCTTTTCATTTAAACATTTAAATTTTGTTCCGTCTTTTATCTTTCCATCTGCTATTGCTTTTAGCAGTTCATATCCTTTATATTTCATTTTATTTTCTCCCTTCTAGTAGTTCTTCTAACTCTAATATTCTTTCATTAATAGCTTTTATTCTGTCAACATCAGAAAATCTATTGCAACTTAGTAACATTTTCTTATATTTTTCTATCTTGTCTTTTATTGTTTGAATTGGTATAACATAGTTACTACAATTTTCAAATAAGTCTTTTTCTAATTCATTACAATATGTTATTCTTTTTCCTAATGCTTTTTTAAATTTATCTCTATCTTCTCTCAATTCTTCATTCTCTTTTTGTAATCTTTCATTCTCTTTTAATACTCTTTTATAATCTGATAAAATATGATTTAATGCATTATTTTGTTTTTCTCTAAAAGTTACATTTACTTGCATGTCTATTTCTGGTACACAACAGTTTTCATATTCTTCAATTATACTTTCTATTACTTCTATATCTTCTTCTATACTATTTTCTTTCACTTGAAACACCTCCTAACTAGCACTATTTAAAATTATATTATTTTTTATTGCAATTAATTTTTCCATTAAAATATCTATAGTTTCAATTTTATAAAAATTTAGCTCTGTTAATGGTTCAAAATCTTTATCTTTTAATGTTACTTTATCTCCAATTTTTAAAGTATCGATTGTTGCTTTATCTAAATATAAAGAATTGCCTACTTGTGTCATGAGAATTGAACCTTCTCCATTTTTACTAAAATCTATTTTTAACCTCTCTTTCACTTATAACACCTCCTAATAAGATTTTGCTTATTATTTCTATCTATTCCTACATAACAACCTGCATCTTTTTCATTTACATTTTTTCCTGGAAATAAAACGCATCCATTGTTCATATTATTCATACAGTCTTTACATTTTATTAAATCTTCAAATAATTGCATTAAATCCACTCCTCCCCACACTTTTCACACTTATATACAATGTGGTCTATTTCCATATCTAAAAATTCACTTTTCATTCTTCCACCACATTCAGGGCAATGTAAACTAAATATGTCTTTAATTTTTTCT